GGCTCCTTTCGGAGCCTCCGGCTAGGAGAAAACCTAGCCTTCCACCTTTTCTCGCCAGATAGGAGTGTCGCAGCATGAGAGGATATCCAACTCTAACCCAGAAACAAACAAATTCTGCGATAGAGTCAATTTCCTCTACTGATTTGTACCAGAATCAGTCTTCGTCCGAAAGTCGGACGAAGCGTGGAAATGCTGCATCAGGTACACTAATTGGGGAAATCGCTGAAGAAACTCTCCGTTCTCTTTTTGGGTCTGAAGCTTTAGGATCGTTGGCTTTTACCATTGATCCGCTGGCTTCTTACTTCAAGAATTCCGGAGTAATTTCTCCATGGAACAGATTCCAGCGTTTACGGAATAACGGTACAGTTCCTCTCTTGGACTCTCGTCCAACGAGTAACTTACTTTCTTATTCCCAATTTACTTGGAATCCTGGTCCTTCAGGTGACTCTCCACCAGAACTCTCGGTGGAATCAGCTGATTGGCCAGACGTGTATTTTCCCTTACGGGAAAAGACATATTGGTCCACGATACGGGATACAACTCGCAAGACGCGAGCTCCCGGAGTAGATTATGGCACATGTTTCACGGAAGTGTTTACATATGTCGATAAAATACCCCATGGCCCGTATGATCTAGATTGTACTTATCGCTACGAGTACGACGACCACTTCTTGTATGAAGGATCTAACATCCCTCAGCCAAGAAATGTGGCTGTTGTACACTCGCATGAGTCCGACCTAGGTCCCCAACTTTATCCTATTCGGCCCCTGTTTCCTTACCTTGATCAGAGTAACCCTATCGTAACGCTTAAGGCACTTATGAACAATAATGTCTTAAGCATGATAGAATCAACTCTGCCCACGGCACCAGTATTTAAGTCCTTCTATAACATTGCGGAATTGAAAGATATCCCGCAATGTATTTCTGGACTTCGATCACTGAAGGAAATACTTGAGAAAGCGGTTAGTCTTCGACTGAATGTTTCAAGCGTTGACAAGCTAGTTGCGAATCAATACTTGAACTATCAGTTCGGGATTAAGTCACTTGCTCAAGCGGCCCAGGGCTTTCTTGCCTTACCAACAAAAGCTGCCAAGAAGCTTAACTACCTTCTTAAGCGTGCTGGTAAAGTAACAAGTTCCCGCTCCAAGCGTGTGTTTACTTATCACATACCTGGAGGCAATCAGGATGAAGATCCTTCTTTTCAACTCGGTCTGTACTCTCCTTGGGCCGACGATAATCTTTACATCGTCGACCACCAAGAAGTGTATACAGATGTAAACATCGAATTGCGTTTGGTTGTGAATCAAACGATCGTGTTTCCACCTGCTACAGTTCCCAAGTTTAGCGATAAGAACTATCGCAAAATCTTGGGAGTTCAACCTACGGTAAAGGATTTCTACGATTTGATACCCTTTTCCTGGTTGGTGGACTGGTTTACTGGCCTCGGAGATTACATCAACATTGTTGATGCGATCTTTTCAGACAGACAACTTGTCCATTATGGGTTCCTGACCGCCGTTTACACGGAGACCACGACTCATAAATACCGAGTTAAAGTTCGAGACTGTGTCGAAACTGTCACTCAAACTTCGTTTGACAGTTCGAACGATGTACGCACGTTTAGTAAAGTTAAATCAACACAACTTTACCATACTGAGTACATTCGTAAGATCTACTTTCGAGAAGATCTTTCCAATCTCGATGGCGTGAAATCATTTGGAGGCGGAATGTTTAACCTTTCCGACTTCCAAACTTCAATCCTAGGTTCTCTTCTTGCGAAGTTTACCTAGAATGTAACGTCGTGAGACGTCACATCACCCCACGAAGGAGTTTTCCCAATGCTTACTGATCCGATTTCTGTTGCTGCCGTTGCCGGTCCGCCTGAGCAATATCCCGCATTGAGTTTTGCGGTCATTCGCTCCGACGGTTACGGTTCGGAACGGAGGGATCCGTCTGGCCTTTACGGCCTCGTGATCAATCATGGTACGAGCAAGAACGGTGATCGTCATTACGTCAAACTGACGAAGACGATCAACGCCACGAACCCGTACACTGATCTCGTTTCGGCGCAATCCGCGTCGATTTCGATCTCTGTTACGAAGCCAAAATACGGTTTTACGGATCTGGAAATCCAGTATCTGTACAACGCGCTTTTGGCCACTTTGGCTTCAACTGACGCTGGCGTCGACAAGTTCCTAGCTTTTCAGTCGTAACGCTTTATGCGTTGCGCTTGATGCTGTGGATTTTGTTTCACGGAGTACATACTCAATGAAACTCACTTCCAAGCAAATCAAGTATGCATCGTCGGCTCTCGCCGGCATTGTTCTACTTGTTGCTTCTCTGTTCCTCGGCGGATGTTGTTCGTCGAGTACAGACGAAAGTGCTGGTTGTCAAGTGTTCAAAACTGTTTTGAGCACCTGTACGGCCATCTTGTCGTCGGAAACATCCAGCGATGCTTCGACAGTGAATTAGTTCCTCACTGTTGTTGCACGGAGTAAGCGGGATCAGGAATGCGAGCCTCAAGGAGGTCACATGAAAAGTCCTGTCGTACTCCTTTCCGCCCTTTTTGACGATGTCAAAAGGATGGAACCTGGCGAATTAGGTCTCGATCGTGATTTTATCACGATCGAGTCTCGATTCAAACACGAGGGCTACGGATTCTTATCCGTGGCCCTTTCAGCCCTATGTGATTCCGTTGACTACGGTCTCTCAAAAGGTTGTTTTACCTGCCCTTCTAACTTTCGAACTGTTAGAGGGGGAGCGATCCCTAGATTCCTCCAGGGTTTGCTCTGTAAAGTGTTTGATTGGAAAACTGGACTACTTCTTGGAGAGCCCTCTCTACATGCAATCAAATGCCTGAGAGAGATTCTTCGTCTCTTCAAGAAAGTCCAGCTCCGTCCGAATCGTGAAGCAAAACTTCACGATGAGGCTGTAGCTGGATTTATCGAAACAGATCGCCTTATCTCTTTGAATTCGTTTCAAAAAGACAAGGTAAATTTGCTTCGGTGTGTTGCGCGTGTAGTGCTTCCGAATCTTGATTCGTTCGAAAGCGAGTTCCTACATACGAAACACGGTCCAGGGAGCGTTGTCGAAACGAGTAAATCGAACCAGAAGTGGTCCGAATTACTAAATAGTCTTCAACTTGACGACTATTTAGCCAGAAAGTTTGGATTTGATTACATAGCTCACTTGAGCGCACAAGGCCTTGATCAACCTCGTGTTGGGCGTTTTCCTTTCGAAGACGTCCTATATGATTCAGATCTACTTAATGGCATCGTTCCGGAACGTCACCATAGCGGCATTGCCAAACTAATAACAGTTCCCAAGAACTCAACGTCCTTGAGGACTATTACGATGGAACCTGTATTGCACATGTTTGTGCAGCAGGCTCTAAACAGATATCTTCGAGATAGTATCAAAGAGTGTTCTGTTTTGTCATCGTGTCTGGCATTGTCCGACCAGAGTTTTAACCAAAAGTTGGCTCTGGAAGGATCCATTACCGGTGCTTACTCGACAATCGACTTATCGTCTGCAAGTGATCTTCTTAGCCTTGATCTGGTTAAGTTGATTCTTGAGTCGAAGCCGAAGTTTCTCACTTCGGTATTAGATTGTCGATCAACTCACGTGAAGCTCGATTCTCATCGAACCATACGCTTGTTGAAGTACGCCGGCATGGGTAACGCTTTGACATTTCCGTTGCAAAGTATCACATTTGCTATCTTAGCAATATGTGGTATTCTTTGCGAGGAAGGTTCAAGACCCTCCTACGTAAATGTTAAGCGAGCCGCTAAGCATGTTCGTGTGTATGGTGATGATATTATCATACGCACTGAACATACTCGCCATGTCATTGATTGGCTCACTTCTTTTGGTCTTAAAGTCAACCAGAAGAAGTCTTTCACTGAAGGAAACTTCCGTGAGAGTTGTGGTGTCGATGCATTTAAGGGCGTAGACGTTACGCCAATATATCTTCGACATGAGCCAACCGTTTCCGCGAGAAATCCAGAGCAAGTGGCTTCTCTTGTATC